CCATAAACTTTGATTCCCTCTTCTTCTTGGCCGCGGACAACAACAGGCGAGAAGTAACGCTGTCTCACAAAAAGAGACTTGGCGAGCTTCTTGCTTTCTTCGTCGTTATTGGCGACACCTTCTTTCCACAGAGAAGAGGCAAAATCGCAAATTGAACATCTCTCTCCAAAATTTCTTTTTGGACAGAGCACACCACCCTTGCGATCGGGGATGTTATAGTGGAAGTGCATTTCCTTTAGAGGATCGCCATCTGCGGCGGGCACAATCCGAATTTGGCTTTCGCCATCTGGCGGCTTAAAGAATATTGAATCTGCATCATCCTCGCCGCGAAGCTGTTGAAGCTTCTTTCGCATAAGTTCCATATTAATTGACATTAGTTTTTTCTCCTATTTTGTTTGTAAAGTATACCAAGCGTTCCTTGATATCTAATGTATCACTCTTGTTCTAGCATGTCAAGAGTCTTTTGTTGTTGTATTGCGTTAGTGTGGGCAACGCAGAACCCAAAGTCTTGTAAATGTGTTTCCCAAATACCATATGAAATCTTTCTAAAAGCATTACGTGGTTTGGATTTTAATTTGTCTACGATTTGCTTATGCAAGCCTGCCTCTTTTTCTAATCTATCCTCATTAACACATATATAATAACATACCTCGCGAGGACTGTCAAGCTGAAAAAGCCACTTTTCGTTAAGATTTTTTATATTAAGCATGCCGACGCTTCTAATACGATTGACCGATGCCGGGCGGTTGAGTTGGCCGATCTCTGGTTCAGTGTATGTAAAGAAGTTTAGGTAATGCACAGTAGAAAAAATTGTTGTGTTTAGGGAATCATAATAACTCTTAATAGAAACGTTGTCAAGGTATTTTTCGATCTCCAGATTAGAAAGAATGGTAATATTTTTGAAAAGCCCAGAACGAGCATATTCTTGAAGTACTCCAAACATTACATTTTCGACAAGTTTTGGTATACCAGTCAGCAACTCAATGTCTGGTTTAACGTAGAACAGCTCAATAGATTTATCCCTAATTTGCTGAAGGATACCAAGGGTATAATTTGAACTCATTGCTGAACCAACAACAAAAACTTGTACTTCATCAGTGATATCTGAAAAAAACTTTCCAAGATCTGGAACATTTTCCTCATAATGCTCTGGAGATTCAAACTCTTCAAGTCTAAACGAATTCCCTTTTGTTTTTACAGAATTTGAAAGTTTAAAAACTTTATAGTTTTTTTGTGATTCAAATTTTTCAGCAATTGCGCAGCCTGCATTTCCAATGCCAATAATCGATATCATAGCTTAAGTTCTCCAAGATTCAGATAGTCTTTACCAGCTTTTAAGTTTGTTTTGTAAGTGCCAAGCTTATTTACAGAAAATATATTTTTTATTTCAGGAATCAAGTTTCTCTCGCTATCTGCAACATCAACCACGACCTCATCATGAACTATGTGTGATATAAATGACTTTTTTCCTTGCAAAAATTTGTCGATTTCAACAGCACGTTCATTTACTAAATCAGCAGTTGTACTTTGTACAATGTAATTCAATGCCTTATCTTTGTCAACAATTATTTTTCTGCTAAATGGTGTTTTGATATGCCCTGAGTCATAATATTTAGCCAGAATCTCTTCTCTGTCGTAGATAGAGTCTTTAATTTTTGTTGATCTCGGATTGTATAGCCAACCGAAAAATGTTGTCTTAGCTGCCTCTCTGTCAGTTATGCCGGCTGTTTTCAAAACATGCTCCATGTTCCACTCATGCACATCGTAGTCTGGCTGCTTGATGCCAAGCAAGGACATAACTGTCCTTACCTCAGCACCATTATAGTCTAAAGAAACAAGCCACTCATTTCGAGGCTTAATTAAGGCCCTAAAATCTTTCTTCATTGTTAAGATTGGAAATGACCCGGGATGAGTGGAGAGTCGGCCTGTTTTGGTGCCGAATATGTTATAATCTATATATCTGTTACCTTTTAGTATTTTTTGTGCCATGGCACGATTTTGCGAAGACGTGAAAAGGTTCATACAGTTAGAATTATTTAGATTAAGTTTTTGATATCTAATCTTATAAAGAAGCTTTTCGACTGAAACTAGGTGTTCGTAATTTGCTGGCCGGGCATAATTTTCATAAACATATTGCGTGATTTTATTCTTGGTCTCCAAGAATTCTACCAAAAAATCGTGCGGTACCAAATCAAAGAAACAATGTTCTCTAAAATCAATCTTGGCAATTTCAAATGCTTTTTTGAATGCGTTCATCTTAGTTTGCTTATTTTTTAATTCTTCGAACAACTCTTCCGGGCAAGAATCAGAAAGATTTTTACCGTCATTATAAAACCACATGAAATCGACATCTGGTTCTTTAATGGAGCCAGAATATTTCCAAGTTTTGAAACCTGACATATCTTGCGGAAACCTTGTCTCATCGAATACCAGCTCACCGCTGTAATAAATACCGATACATTGTTCTTTGTCGTCTAACGCTTGAAAATACACTATTTCCTCAAATTATCTACTCGTTCACTATGATAACTTAAAGAACCACGATAGTCAAATGTTTTATTGATAATAAGCTCAAATGATCGCAGTGCAAGATTGGCACCATTCCCTCTGCTAAGTTCAATGGTGTTGTCAATTAACGAGTGCATTTCTTGTTCTGTGAAGTCGGATTCTTCCTCAGCAAACCTGATTTTGCAGTAAAGATCAATGAAATACGAATCACTATAAAAAGATGTAAAATCTTCGAATGTATAGTTAACAGGACGGATGATAACAGATTTGTGTTTATCGGGCTCGATTTTTGACTCGACATGATATCTTTTTACTTTCAAATCAGTGTATAGACGAAATAAAATTCCTTTAAAAGTTTCCAAATAATCAGTATGCGCTGGCTTGTAGGCGCCGCCTAATACACTATCAGTTGTTCTAATTCCGTATGGTTCTGCAAACTTCAACATTTCTGCAGAGGCAATGTCGGCAACAAGAATATCTGGATTATTTTTGTCTATGGTGAACCCATAGTTTTCGCACGCATTGACATAGAAGGACCAATTTTTACTATCTATAAAATTTGAAACTTTTTTCTCATCGTTTGACAATGGCAAATTTGAAATTTTAATAGCCAAGCCTGAGCAAAAAATCGGACAGTCCCTGCTTTTCATAAACGCAGGCAGTGTGAAGGATTGTTTTTTAGTTGCTTCCAACAAATATGGAAACAATCTCAAAATAAATTCATCAAAATCAGCAAATTTTATGTTGTTTTGCTTGCTGATAGTTTTAAATGCTTCTATGTAAGAATTGATGTGATTTGTGTATGCTTTTTTATACGGCACATACCCCTTGTATGCCTTAATTTGTGATAGGAACGATTCTGATTTTGAAATCTCGTTAAGCATATATTTTTTTTGAAACTGCTTGTGTAGCGCCTCAAAAGCATCAGATACAAAATTTAAAACTTTGGTATTAGAGGGGTCCATAGAGCTATTCAATACTTTAAGGGGAATTGTATCATCGGTTACGACAATCGGCAAATATAGCCTATTGACCCTGCCATAAAGTGCCTTTTCTGCAAAGCTAAAATCAACCAAGGCGTTACTAGTCTTGTTCCTTGCAAGCTTCAGATCGTAAACTAACTTTTTCTCAAAAAGATTTTTTGTTGATTCAGAATTTCCTTTCCTATAAAATTTTGACATTAATTAGGCTCCTTTGTCGGGCTCATACCCTCAGAAAATATATGTTTAAGATCGGAGATATCGCCACCTGCAACCCCTAATATATCGCCAATTTCCGTCAGGAACGTCGGCTGTGCAACAGCGGTAGTACGTACATTGTTAACATCTTCGGAATCTGATCCACCTTCCGACTCTTTTGTTTTACACTTATTTACATTTTTTTTCGCTGGGCTCTTTTTGTGCGCTTTTTTATATTCCTGTCCGATGCCGTTGGTCCAATATGCCACGAAAGAAGTGTCGAACGTTCCCGGTCCAAAATTGTGCTCTACTTTGGTTATATCATAATAACCTCCGATGCCTAGCTCTGTCAAATTTTTAAAATCGCCCCCAATCTGATCCAAAAACTCTCGGTCAATATTGGGTGCCCAACCTTTTGGGTCAACAAAAATTTTAGCGCCCGGAAAAACATTAAAATTGGCATATGATTGTACATCTACGTTGTAAACTTCAATTAATTGTTTTAAGCCATTGTACCCAGATGCTTCAAATCTCGCTTCTTTCAAAAACGGTCTTTTGTCTCGTTGCAGCTTTATTGTTTTCACGATTCCGCGATCACGGCCAAGTATATAATGATGACAGCCTCTTGCGCTATCTTTAACCTCATCTCCCTTATATTTGTCAATTGCTGACGTTCTTGACGCATAAAAAATTAAATAGTTGTACTGCTGCTTGGCTGAAGAACCATCACCTAGGTCATTGGATCCGAGCCCTAGGGTTTCTAAGATTGGCTGTGTGTCATACAAATTCATGGGTAAGCGATCTACAACTGGAATGTCATCGAGGCTTTTTGAATTTTTGGAACCTTTTTTGCGAAGGCCTGCCTGTTCGAGTGCTTTATTTCTGGCTGTAACAATTTTGTCGGTTAAGTCATCGTGATTTTGTGCCTTATTAAAACAAACTGCTTCTGTCCGATTTAGCAAAAGCCTGTGCTTTACCTCACCGCCAAAACATTTGTTTGTGTTTAAAAAGTTTCTTAACATGATCTGCATCAACTTATTAATAAAGGTGGTTAGTGGTAGTCTGTTTATATCTTTTTGTAGAAGTTCAGATGCCAAAAATTCATTAAAATACTTAACAGTTACAGGTATATCTCCTAAATTAACAATAATTGTCTCTTTTGGATTTGCAGGATCTGCAATTTCCATTGGCCCAAGAACAATCCTAAAATTTTTGAAGTTTACTTGAGCTTCCTTGTAAGATTTAATAAACCCGTCGAGCTGTTTGCTAAACTCATTTTTGGCGCTTTGAATGGCTGCCTTTGTGGATGCATCGACAAAATTTTTCGCACTTTCAACATTTTCATCTGTTACGTCGCTGAACTTACCTTCACGATTGGCAAGGTCCCTTTCATACTCTGCTCTCCTTTGTTCGCCAATTTGATCAGCCTTACCTTTAATATAATCATCAAGCCTCAATTTGAGATCAGTTGCGTCAGGCGAAAGGCCAGTTTCAACATTTTCAAGAGCGGCGTCAATAACATCAGCTAGATAGAAATAAGCAATATTAGAGTTAGAGATTGAGACCGGCTTACCATCGCTGCCTTTTAAAACAATATTGGCAACTTTGTCAGCTTGTGCCTGCGTTTTTTCTTTTTGCATTTCCTCTTCAATCTCTTGCTTTTTTGCCTCTGAGTCGTCTGGGTTTGGCTTCTCAATATCGGCCTTAAACGCCGAGTCTATGTTTGCCATAGGGCCAGCGCGATTAAAATCAGTCGCGATTTTTTCATCTATTGTAATATAGTGTATTTGTTGCTTATCCATCATTCGCTGTATAAGTGCAGACATGTGCATTTTATTAGTAAATTTTCTAGCTGCGACACCAGCTTCTTTCATCTGTTTGAGTAAGTCAGAATCGCATGTTTTTGTCAGAGTTTGATGCATGATTCTGTCCATAAAATTATCCATACTGGCGCCAAAAATATCATAAACTGATGCACTAAAATTATCTGCGATAAAAGGAACATAATGTATTACAAATGTAAGGCTACCATCATCATTAAAGTTGAACTCATGCGTAACAGGTGTCATTTGCACAGTTACAGTATTTCTTTGGATAGCTTGCATAAGGCCGCTGTTTCCTGCTACTAACTTCGCTGGTGGCCTAATACCAATTTTTGCTTTAATTGCGAAATCTAGACGGTTCAAATCGTCATCGGTGGTATTTGCTTTTGCCATCTCTACAACTTCACGGTTACCCCTATTAAGTTCTGAGTCACCTTCAGCATCTGTGGTAATTGATTTCAAACAAAGATCTATATAGCGGTATGGCATGCTGCGGGCTGAGTTTTGTCTTTTCTTAAATAATTCCTCAAGGCTCGCACAATAAATTTCAAGTTTACCTCTCAAGTCTTTTTTGGCAGCAAAGGGGTCAGTACCAATGAAGGATAAATTAAAACTTTTAATTCCAACACCACTGTTTCTTTTGTTTTTGTTAGAAAGAAGAGAAAGTAAATCAGTAGACGCGTCATCTGGCGACGTTCCGGGCTCGCTAGGGCTTGTTAGGACGGTATCAAATTTAATTTCTGTGTTTATGTTCTCTTTGGTTTCATCGTTATAGAATGTTTTAAAAAACCTCAATTCCGGCTGCAGTAAGGCTATGTCCTCTGATTTCATGTTAAAATATTCTTTGGTATCTGGATAAATCAACAATTTGTTTATAAAATTAAACGGATCATCATGAACCATAATCGAGGCATTTGAAGGAATGTCATTTGACTGTACTGTATCAGCATAATATGGCAATTTTTTGAACTTACTGAGTGTTTTATATTTGTGTTTAATAATTCTAGGCAGGTAAGACAGCATAAAACATTGTTCAGCGAAGGTTACTGAATCGGCTTTACCTTTGCCTTTTTCTTTCTTTTCTTGAAGCGCGTCGGCGTCTGCTTGTGCTGCCTTTGCCCTGTCTTCATAAGCATTCAGCATCTCTTGCTCAGGTTGGGCGGACGTGTAGAGGCCTGATTGTATGGGATCCTCAGATTCAGGGTTTTCGCCAATCGTAGCCTCACCATCTCTATAAGCCAGCACTAATTTGTTGATAATGTCGCTAGCAGTTATAACCAAGTTCGGGGTCGAAAGATTTTTTATTTCGCTTGCTTTTCCTAAGTCAGCATTTTCAAATCTTTCCGTAAATAATTCGTCGTAAACATCACCAACCCCTTGAAAATGCGTACTCGATCGACAATATTGGATCCATGAGTCAAAATCACTGTGTTCATACTCTGCTGTGCCGGAATCATCGAAAAGTGACGGACTTATCTCAACGATTCGATTTTCGTACATCTCATCCAACAGAGTTTTTAAATTTTGTGTTGCACTTTTAATGTGGTTCAGTGTAACATCATCTGTGTCGACATTTCTTAGGGTGAAAGTGCGAGCGCTCATGTTATACTCCTAAAATAGCTAATGTTTCACGCAAATTAATCGGTATCTCCATTAGATCGCCATTAATCAAGTCACCTTCAAGCGCAACGCCATTGTACCATGCGATCACCCACCAATATCTAACATCTCCATAATATTTAAATGATAAATTAGACAGTCTATCTCCATATGACCAAATATGCGGCTGTGTCACAATTGCTGTTCTTTCCGCAATAGTAGGATTTCGAAGTCTAGGGGTTTCATAGTGGGTGACAGTTTTAATGTCTCTGTTTTCTAAAAGATAGGAGTAGTATTCATCATCATTAAAAAATTTATTTACCTTACTATATCTCATTTTTATTCTCCAGAATCAAGATATGCTTGGGCTTCATTTGCTAAATGTTCATCGTACGCATCTGCTTTGCCTTTTTTCGACTTTCTGTCATAGCGATTAATTGCTCGTTGTGCGCGTCGGCCTCCAAGGGCGCCCCTGAACCTCGATGCAGCAATGTCCTCTGCGGCTTGTTGATCTCTTTGCGTTTGCAATCTTCTTTCGTAGGTTGCCCGATTTATTACTTTTTCTCTTGGATCTGGCACTTTTAAAGTGACGTCAAAAGGTAATCCAGGATTTATTGCATTGCCTTCTGTGTCAAACCCAATTGTTTTTTCATGGATGACCGAAAAATCTAAACTAACAGTAAAATTTTGTGGCAAAATTACATTTGGACCAACTTCAAACATTGTTGTGTTGCCAAAATCAGTGTTAATACCCAAGTTATTTATTGCAGCCAAAATTCCGTTTTCCGCGTTTGGATCCCCACTAGAGCGATATCTACCATACATGCGACGTCTAGTCATACCTTCATCATCAGCTTGACCGGTCGATGTACCGCCAAGCACCTCTGAAGGTCTCTTGTTGCTGGTTAATAAGTTCATAACTTTAATTCTCACTAGGGGAGATTGCGTGATGATATACTGTGGCGGTTTGGGCTTGCCGTCAGAATCTATCTGCCCCTCATTCGTTTGCGCATAAGTAGGATAAAGCATTTGTGAAAGTTTTTGTAGTCTACCCATGTTTTCGTACGCTTCTTGTTCTGACGAAGCGGGCACATCGAAACCAAAGCTGACTGTGCGTCTAGTGTTCGCAAAAGTATAAATTGGGTCTGTACGGCCATAGACTTCTTCGGGTTTCCAATTGCTATTAAATGTCTCTTGATATTGAGTGATGAAAGCCTTGAAAAACACTTCCTTACCAGAAGCCAAGTGGTGGAACGAAACGACAAACTTGCCACCGTTGGCAAGCGCATCGGTGCCATCAACCATAGTTTGAAATCTTTCACTAGATCCATACTTAGATTGCCAAAAAAAGTTGCTGTCATCTGTCCAATCTGCCATTATTTTCTCCTATAGGACCGCTTCTTTCACAACGCCGCCTAGTAAATTAATTACCTTCTTATCAATTTCTTTACCATCTAGATTTAAAGATATGTTAATAACTTGAGCTTGTCCAGCAGCAGCAGCCCCAGCCGGGTTCCCGGCCTTTGCAATTTCAGCACGGGCTGCGGCAGAATTCAAAGTACCGGCAGTATCAGCAGTATCGCGCATAAATAAGTTTTTAATGCTGTCAGGCACCATATCAAGTGCGGGACTTATCACTTCCATTAAAAGGCCACCAAGGGTCTTCCAAGGGGCAAGAAATCCATCTATTAAGAGCATCGCAGTATCGGCTAATACTGACACTCCTGATTTTATTGTGTCTATTAAGGATGCAATGATGTTGCTTCCCATATCGGTAAACACTTTTGACGGTGAAGCTATACCAAGAACAGTTTTACCAGCACTAATCATAGCATTAAAAGCTATTGAGATTGCATCAACAAGGCCTTCGTGCAGCTTCATAACAAAACCGTCGAAACCAAAAGCCTCAAGCACACTGTCCATCATCATTGGAATTAAACTAGTAAGATCAACAAAAATATCCAAAACAAACTGTGGAATTTCTTTAAGCATGTTCACAAAGTCGCTAGTGAACCCTTCAAAATTCTCAATCATTGTTAGATAGCTTTTCATTAAGCCATCAAAGAGAGGTGCGAAAAGCTCAGATATAAGTGACCCTGCATCAAGCTCGGAGTCCACAATCCCTATAAGTTGGCCAATCCACACAAAAAAGCCCGGGATAGCAGATAAGAAACCATCAGCAAACTTAAATATTGATGCGAAAACGTTTCCAACTCCTTCTGCTATGTTCCCATTAATAAAGCTTTCGAAAGCTTTCTTCATTTGGTCTACAGCGTTAAAAATACCACTAAGTACACCGCCAATGATTGGTGCACGTTTAACAAGTTTTTTGAGTGCTCCACTAGTGAATTTACCGCTTAATACATTGGCTAAATCATCTACTTTTTTATACAAGTTGCCAAAAATCTCGACGGGTCTTTTAAGACTGGTCTCAACAACTTTTTTCAAGCCTCCAAAAGCATTTTTTGCGAAGTCGACAAACTTTTTCGCTCTTTCTGGGAATGAACTTATTAAGAACATCAAAGATTGCAAAGTAGCAAATATACCCATCAGCTTATCTTTAGCGCCCATGGCGCCTTCCACACTGCCGGCGAAGAACGCAGCTTGGTCGGGTAGTTGTTTAGTTAAAGCAATATTTATATCATTTATCTTTTGTGCAGCCTTCATCAAGTCTGGCGCCACCTTATCAGTGATAACCATTGCTTTAGTGGCCAACGTACCGTATGCAGGCTCAATAGCTTTTGCTGCATTTAACGCTAGTTCTGTTTGCGATCGTATATTTGTGGCTGCGTCTTCAAGAGTCGCAATTGCATCAGAGCCGTCAGCTTTTGCTGCATCTTTACTGGCAGCATCGAGGTCGCCCGACATTGCTTTAGCAAAATCAGAGACACTATCGAAACCAGCGGCATTCGCCATGAATTTCTTTTGGAAGTAGCCCATGTTGTCAAGAGACTTGCCCGACTCATCGATTGCATCACGAATCATTTTAAATCTTTCTGCTGGGTCTTGTGCCATCATAAGAGACATCGAATCAACAAAGTTGCCACCCAAGGCAGCGTTAAGACTACCTGCCTGCTCAGCAGCGCCTTCAAATGTATCAAACTTATCGGTCATTGCAATTAGCTTGCTCATTTCAAGGCCTGTAATTTTTTGAATGCGGGCCATTTCTTTGAAAGTAGAAGTACCGGTATCACCTAACTGGGCCAATTTTTCTTCGGCGCCGGCGAAGTCTTCCATTAAATCTGAAACAGGTACGTTTAGCGATAATGCAGTTTTTCGCATGTCTCTCAAATTAGCGGCGGCCTGATCAGCTGACATACCCAAGGATTTCATACTAATTTGTAAGTTTTTCGTGTATACTTCATTTGATACACCAACTTCAGCAAAAAGAGCAGCATCCGTCATCAAGGACTTTTGCATTTCTTTGCTCATCATTGTAAAATCAGTCACATTGGCTACCAAGGCCCGCGTTGCCTCTGTTGCTTCTTCGTAATCGACTCCGGAGATTCTGAGTGAGTCTCCCATTTGAATGGCCATTCTAGAAACTTCCTTTGAAGCGGCGCCGGCGCGCTCAAGCTCTCTGGCGAAGTCTTGCACATCATTTATTTTTTCAGACATCCCAAGCACTGCATCGCCAAGCTGTTTAAATGCTTTGGAGGTCTTTTGTTGTTCTTCTCGGGTTTTTTTCAGTTCATCCTGAGTGCGTGCATACTCCTTATTAAGTTCAGTCTGAACTTCTAACAAGTCATCGGCAATCTCTTTGTATTCCTCCGAGTCCTCGGTGTAGCCTCTTTGTTCCGCGCGCAACGAAACCAAGTCCTCGCGGAGAGATTTTACCCGTTCATTCGCTTCCTCAACATCAGCAGAGGTTATGTCTACAGTAACGTTTTCTTGCTGAGCGCGTCGGTTTTGTGCGTTTAAATTGCGCTCTAGTAAGTCTTTAATATCATCTAATGTTGCGGCCACAATAAAAGTTCCCTATTATAAATAGTAAAAGCCCAAAAAGATGGGCTTTTGTTAATTATCTTGGACCGCCCGGCCCACCAAAAGATGGCTGATTAAAAGCGCTCAAGGTATGTGTTTTGCCTGAGTCGCCTTTTCTAGCCTTTTCAATTGCTTCTTTTTCTGCTTTTAGCTGTTTAGCAAGTCTTTCAGAAAACCACTTTCTTAAACCAACCGGAAGATTGTATGCCTCGGCAAAAGACCATCCTCCGGAGTATTTCATAAAAAAGAAAATCTCATAGACTGACTGCATATACTCAGCGTTCAGGCCAAAAAAAGTCCGCGGTGAGCGGCACCTCCATTTTGTCTTCAAAATCGCAGTTTGAACATGCGAAATGTTGATCAATACTGATGTTGGGGGCGACAGACTTGTAAGCTTTTCTTAAAAATGCCGAGTCCCGGGATGGGATGTTTTCAGCAACGTAATTTAAAGCTTCTTGTGTGTCATTATCATTTACAGAAACTATCATCGCCCTAATCTGCGTAGATATCAAGTTATCTGGCCTGTTTCCTTTTTTTGTTGAATTATTAGAAATTCTTTTCTCGTCGTATCCATTCAAAAGTCTAAAAACAACATTTAAGCCGCTGGTTGGTAATGTAGCTAAAAATGTGCCATCTCCATTGTCGGTGATGCCGTCCATAGTCTCGCCGTGTGTGATATCAGCTAGATTTAAGTCAAACGAATACTCTTGCTTGGTATCGCATGCTGGGCAAGACACATTGGTAGTATAAATATTACCATATCCAGATACCCTAGAAGCAATAACAAGCGCGTTCTTGTCGCCTACCAGTAAAGACGTTGCGTCGATTGATTTATCCATGATAATGCTTTGGATAACTCTGTCGATTGCAACGCCTTGCTTAAGAAGGGACTTTGACGTCAAAATATCCTCTTCTTTTGCAGTCATTTGTTTAATTTCAATTGTTGTTTGATTATGTAGTGGATGGCCGACTGCATAAAATCTACCTTTAGACGGTAACTCAACAAACTCTGTAGGAACAACAAATGAAAAAAGTTGTTCTGGGGAGTTTGCGTTGTTCGCCATAGGAGACTCAGCTTGGGGGGCTGTGGTGCCACCACCTACTCTATCTCTATTTCTTGACAATATACACCTCTCGTTTTGTCAGTTTTCTATACTTGGAAGAAACTATTGCCGCCTTGTGCTCTCGCGGAGCCCTCGGCTGCTGTGTCTAGTCTAGCCCAATCGTAGCGAAGTTTTAAGGATAATTCTGTTAAACCTTCGGCACCATACTCTAGGGTGCCACCAAAGTTTACTTCTTTAACAAATGCGTTCCAAAGTGTCCACGATTCGATGACTTTACCATCAGCGTCAATTTGAGAAATCTTGACTTGACCAAGAGCGCCTACAGCCTTAGCTTTTGACATACTAGTTAAGTCTTCATTGGTAGCTTTAGTAGGTGGCGTATAACCAGCAGCACTAACAATGCCAGCCAAGGTTGCAGCTGCGTCAGGGTCACCAGCTGGATCAACCGCGGTGATATCGATCTCGCTCCATGTTACCGCATTTGGATAATAGAAGGTGTGATTCAAATACTTGTGATCGGTTTCCGACACAGTAAAAGTTGGTTTAGTAACCGATTTTGCATACCACAGTAAAGAGCCACCCTGTTGCGAGTCGATACCGTCGATAGTGATTGTAAACCTAAAAGCTCTCTTAGGATCTTTTAAAGGTGTGTCGGATTCTCCGAAATTTGTTGACCAAAATGCCATTTTTAGTTTTCTCCCTTGAAATTAACTAGTTTTTTAAATAATTTTTAGTCATCGAAAGATGCACCAGTCGATGCGATAACGAAGTCAATTGCGATGAACTCAATTGCTCTTGCAGGCTTGACCATAATCTTCGCGTAGAGGATGTTTTGGTCAATAAGATCTGGTGTCGTAGTAGTCTCATCAAGAATGAGTCTATAATCCGTGATACCGAATCTGGTCTTGACATTTGCCAAGAATGGCTCGATAAGGCCAGTAAATCTGTCCCATGTCGCTTGAACGTTTTGCTCGAAAAGAATTTGAGTCGAGAGAATCGAGATTTGCTTTTTCAAGTAAATCACAAGTCTGCGTACGTTAATTCTATCGAGTGCTGATGGGCGCTCTTGAAGCGTCTTCTGTCCAAGAACAACAATTCCGTTAGATGGGAACGAAGCAATCGGGTTGATTCGCGCATCATAAAGAGTGTCACGCTCCTTAGAAGAAAGTCTTTCAGAAACATTGACAACTGGAAGACCTGCTGCACCTTCGGTAAGACCGCCACGGTTGAACCCTGCAGGCGCGAACCAGACATCTGATTTAGCCTCTGAGGACGCCAATACACCCATCATTGCGACAGATGGCGGAACCCAGACTAATTGACCTGTTGTTTCGTCCCTAGATTGAACCCATGGGTAGAAGCATGCGCCATATGAAGAATCAATTCTCCTATCCTTAAGAGCATTTGCTACACCGACAACATTTAAGTTAACGCGTTGCGCTTTCTTTTTGAATCCCTCATGTGTAGGCGTGTACACATTTGGAAGGTCAATAATTGCCATGGCATCTGCTCTGTCTTCACACACGCTAATCATGTGATTCGTGAGCGTTTCGTTGGTAAGCCCGGGTACACATAACAAGTTCATGTCAAGTAATTCAGGATCCGCAACTGTATCGATTGCTCGTCTGTAGGTGTGGAAGATATAGCTATTGTCTTCCGTGGAGCTGCCGCCCATCAGTACATTTGCTAATGGATCGGGCTTTGTGATATCAAACCCATCGAAACCACCCCAGAATGGTGCGGTGAATTTATCAATTCCTTCTTTGATGAGGGTTTGGTAACTAGAAGTTGCGTTAGCTGCCGTGACAGATGTTCCTGCTTTTCTAGAACCAGACTCGTAACTAAATACTGAGTTTTCTTTTCTAACATTGTCTAGACTGAAAATGTACGCCCAAGGTTGTACACCATCACCAACATTAATGTGGTTAGGATCATTTGGGAAATCTGCGTACAGAAGTCTGTGTAAATCACCCAAGCCTGAAGCTGGAGCAGTCGCCCCGGCAGTTCGAGTTGTTCTGAATCCGAAGTATGCGTCAGTTTGGTCAACAAGACCACCATCCGTAGAAGATGAACGCATCAGGCTAGTTGGGAATTGGAACGATGCAGTTACATGAGGAATTGAGCCGGTACCGTCATTTTCCCCACCCAGAAGCTGTGAAGTTGGACGTTCATCACCAGAGAATCCATATGAACCGCTACTGTAGTGTATCATAGCGCGTGCATTTGGAACTGCTCTGCTGGTGGCGTCAATAAGTGTAGCATATCTTGGGGCCGCGTAGTAACCAAATGGAAGAAGCGACGGATCTGTTGCGCCGGCCTCAACATCAGTATTCATCTCCACTCTAATAAACTTAGACATATTGGGATATTCGCCATAATATCTTAATCTCTTGTTTATATTGTCCCATTCAGCATATATATCACCAATTTTTCTTGCAACAAAATTTGGAGAAGCAGGATTCAAGTTACAGTTATCGAATCTCTCGATAACCTCAATTCTGTTGTCCGTGTCGTGGATATTTCGTAAAACAACCGAGAAAGAACCGAATGGACTTGTGTTAGTCGATGAAGCCTTAATTCTTTCGATTGAAACCTTGACGTTCTTGTGCAACCATTCACCATGGCCGCGGCCTTTTAGACGGAAAAGCTTTTGCATGTTTGCTGGTTCATAATTTGAAGACACACCAACATCCTGACCAATAAACCACCCTGCAACGGATTCACGCCACTGTTGACCCTTCATTTGCGAGGGGCCGACACCAGTGGCCAAGGAACCAGAGCCGATTTGCACGATACAGCCAACACTAGCAGAATTATGGAAGCCGCTGTTTTGCACATTTTGCTCAAACGTTTCACCAAGCCAGTAATCTTTTGATCCTGATGGGTAAAATGTGGCGCTGTTACCACCCCATAATTGTGGGTTTGTGTTGAATTGCGAACGAATAAACTTTTCAGAGTTATTGTTAAAGTTAAATGTAAATGTTTCTTGACCCTGTGAAGCACCTTGAATTAGCATCTTGTAATTACCGTTCGCATCACTAGCAATCATCGCCCCAGCAGCAGCGGTATGAAATGAGCCACTACCCCAGACTGTACCTGAAAGTTGAATAACACCGTTCTGGAGGTACCAGATTGCTGCGCAGGATCCTGTACCAATATTTCCCTCGGTTGCACTAGAGGACGTGAAAAGGAACAAGCCGTATGCACCACCATTTTCAGTTCTTGGGGTGTTAGACATGGTGACCGGAGTTTTATCAGTTTTCCAGCCGGCTGATGCATCACCACCGGCTGCAGCACCGGTAGAAGTGTGAACACCCATCAACCTAATGTATGTCACGGGAGCTACATTTGAGCGCAAAAAGGCTTTTGCGGCGTAAGTTCCATACATTGGTGACTGTCTGTTGCCATCGCGGTAAACATCTCCGCCACCATTGCCCGGGACTGTATCTCCAAACATTTCAACAAATTGTGAAAAGGACTCCACCTTGGTGGGGGTACCTGCAAGGCCCTTGCTGGCTCTACCGATAATAACGGGACCGATTGCATCGGGCTGGCGGGGTCTGAACGAGTTATCAATCTCGTTGATGAAGACTCCGGGGGAAACGAACTTAAAGTTTTTAACTGACATTTGACTTTATCCTCACTTGATTATAATTCAAAAAATTATAAGTTAATCAACAGTAAATAGTAAACCCATTTTCAAAAGTCTCGAAGTGAATAAAGAAAATTGGCCCCAGTTCAGGAACTAATCAAATGTTAGAGGCATTTCCCCAGGAAGTGGTTCAGATTCTCTAGGAAATGTTAGTTCTACTATGTTTTCGTCAATCCTAACAAGTTGGCGATCGTCATTCTCGCCCTCGCCAATTAAGTATCCTAAAACTTTGATGTTTATGTCGGTTGAAAACATTCTAATATCTTCGTTTAAGTTCGACATATTATTATTATGTGCGAAACTAGGCTGTATAAAGGCTTCATACCTGTGTCCATTTCTTTTCATGACAAACGAGTTTATTTGACCAGTTCTTGCGATAAATGGTGCCAGAAGATCATTCATTTGTTGTTGATACTCAGTTTTGATGTTGATTTTATATTCAACCTCAACATATACAGGTATGGGAATCGACAAAGTTTGAATAATAACTTTTTTATTGATTCTTGGATAGTATTTTTGCACCAAACTGTTTCTAGGCAATGTTCTCATAGATTGTGCCACTGCAAAATTTCTAGTTTTATCTTTCACTATCCTTTTCGCAATAACCATTCTTCCAGATCTTTGGTCGCCCTTATCAGAATAAATATGGGCCTGATATGAACCCTTCATCTCAGGGTTTTTGTTTATCCCGGTTCTTTCAACACTAATAAGCGGTAATTTTAACGCCCCTCGCGCATCTCGGAGGTTTTTTTTGTTTTTTACCTGAAATGCTCTCTCTGGTGTTTGCCATAGAACCGGTACTTTTTCTCTGCCTTGGTTTGTTTGAGCCTCAAGTGCTAAATCAATCTTTAAGTACGAAGTCATAGCATAATCTATGTTTTCGATATCAGATCTCAACATTCCTATTTCTTGGAGAGACACAGATCCAGAGCCGGGTATTTCCGGCAGCATTGCAAAATCAAAATTATCAGGTAGCATCGAATAAGCCTCTTCTTGCACGTTTGCAGGTTGCATTGATTTCAAAAGTTTGATCAACTTGACCAAAAAGTTTTCTTGGTTCAGATAATTTAACTATCTCGTAATATGTTTTACCATATAAAATAAAATCACCTTCTCTTACAAAAAGATTTTGATCTTCAACAAGACGTCTTCTATGGAAATGTACCGTAATTGCCGAATCCGAGTCAATACCAGCGCCCTCTAAATAGCTTGTGGCCTCGTTATCAAACTTGACAAGCGCCATAACTCTGACAGGCGACAAAAACGTTTTTTCTATAGCCTCGCCGTACATGTCGTGAAAGTTTGTTGTTTCCATATCAATTGGATAGTAAAGAATTTGCTGGCCAATGACGTGTTCAATAAGCTCATCGTTGACTTGCTTTACTAAATCGCGCTCTTTTTTGCCTAAAAATAGAGGCGGTGGCGGCTGCTCAGGTCTATCCCATTTATTCGACATCTAGTTACCCCACAAAAATTGGCAAAGGAGAAAAAGCAAACGTTTTGGCTGCTGATTCCGCCTTCTCTGATGACACTCTGGCCAATTCCTGATATTCGGTGTCCTTGAGCATTTCCATTAATTTATCTTTAAGCTGTTGTTGTTCTTCTTTCGCTTGACTCAAAAGTTCTGAGTGGTTAAGGGTCACAGATTCGCCCGGAATAGGTATTTGGGTGAATTTTCCTCTGATCTGCCCAAGCATCTCCTTACAAAGTGCAAGAGAGTATTTTCTAATCCATTGTTTACCAATTGAGTTAATGTTTTCATATGGAATATTTGAGAACGGTAGTGTATTAAGGTTATTAACACCGTTTACACCATCATCGTAGCCAGCTTCATCTGCAGTGGATGATTGTTTTATATAAAACTGAAACCAAATCGTATCATCTTGGAAGCCAAAAAAAGACGGTGTGGGGAATAATCTCAATTTGTTGTTTTTAATTTCATAAGAGTAGTGCGAAGTTCGAGTAAAAATCGAATCTTCATACATCATAGCTTGCATTTTATTTTGCCATGTTGGAATAAGCTCGAATGTTGAATCGTCTGCGAACTGTCCATATGTGCTCATATTGCCAACAACTCCGATACCACCGTAATAGCCGTAAAAGCGCCACATTGCACGTGGAGACTTATAAAACACCTTTGTTACATAAATTCTCTTACCGGCAACCGACCCAGAATATGCTACTGTGCGCCCATCTTGATCTACGCCCGACAAAGAAGCGCTTTGTACAATATTTTGTAAATCATAGTCTTGCACATTCTTTGTTGGGTTAAAAGACGCTGAATAAATTGTCCTTGTGCCACCAAAGTTGCCCATTGAAGCAAGTCCGTCACCAACCTTTTGAGCATATGAAACTTGAAATCTTGGAAACTTAAGATTTGTGGCGGAGCCAGACTTAATTTCTCCTTTGTGGTCAAAGGTGCCTGTAACATCTCCCAGTGAATCACCAAGTGAATTCTTGCTCTGATGTAAGTTGATAATGTATGAATATTCTAAAACAGCTTCTTCATAAGCAGCATAAACATTTGCCGGCGTTAATTCGATATCTACAACATCTCCGCCAAGCTTTTTATAAACGTAATTAACTTGTAGCGATGCGCCACTTAAGAAGTCAACTGAGCCAGTATAAATACCGAACGGTACAGCACTCGCAACATTATCGGCTGAGCCTGTTGAGGTTAGTATGATGGCGCTAGTAGTTGATTTTGGCGACAGATTTGTAGGCATGAAAAAGTCTCCTATTACTTAAATAGTTAACAGTACAACAAAACCCCTGCTGATAAATGGCTGATATTTTGAATGGCGATTACTTTTTAGAGGTTTTGGACGTTGTACGAGTCTTTCTTGCTCTTGTTGCACGCTTAGTTGGGGCAGCTGCCTTTACTGTTGGTGCAGACGGGGTATCTTCTACTGGTGCTGGAGCAGGTGCGCTAGAAATTACAGTTTCTGCTTCTTCTTGCGCAGCTGCTACTTCTTTTTCAATAGTTTCAACTTTCTGTGCGATTGCGCTAATTCTTTCACTATTTGAAGTGGTAGTCGATGGCGTTGTCGTGGTGACTCTACCTGATGCCGGATGGCTTGCGTATTTAGTGCCAAACTTTTTACCTTTGGCAATGATTCTTCTTTTCTTTCCCATGGTGGGCTCCTGTGTAGTAAAGTAAATAGTTTGTTTTTTCTAAAAACGAAAATCTCAAAAAATGGTCGGGAAAAATTTTTGAGAGATCGACATTTTTCACTATAACATCGACGGCGGGATCCATCTCGGAGGGGCAGTTATTTTATCAGTAATTTTTGATAATTGTTCTACAAAGTCTTCCATCAATTCTGATAAGGAAACAACTGTGTCTTCTAAGCTATCAATTCTTTCTTCCAATTTATCCAATCTTGATATAATTTCTATTTCTTTATTGTTCATATCGTAAATAGTAAAAACCCCCTCATAAGAGGGGGATAAATACTTTTAATTTTAAATATACAACTTATGCTGCTGCAACCGCTGCACTTGCAAACGCGGTAATAACCCAGTTAGTACCGTTGGAATAGACGTGAAATCTATCGCCAATTGCGCCGCTGCTTAAAGTTGCGTTTGAAAAGGCGTGATCGCGCTCGGTAGCACTTGCATTAACGCTAACCATAGTTAAAACGTTATCATCTCCGGAATCTTCAGCAAGGACGTAGTTGGCTGCAGCGCCTGCGACGATCCAGTAGTGAACACCCTCGGTCCCAGACACTGCTGGTAAAGATAAGGTGAATGCTGTGCCAGTCAATGTGATAATTTTACCACTATCAGCTGCTGTAAGTGCACCCGTAGACGAAACAGACTTGCATACTCTTTCTACGCCGGCCAGGGAGCTACCCTGCATAGTTAATTCTCTTTTTAAATTCTCAATTAATTTTTGGGTTCTAGCTAAACCCACTCTTTTTGTTCCCATGTTCAAAACCCTCCATTTATAATCATGTCAAAAACATATGGTAACGGATATTTCTATCCTTGCTATAAATAGTTAACGCATACAGGAAAGCCCTCGTTAAAAAACGAGGGCTTTACACTGTAGTTGTGCTAAATTATGATTTAGCTACCGGATTCTCCAAGGAGACCGCGGACGACAACAAGACCGTACATATCAGGACGCACCATCTTCTTGGCATAACGCGTCATGACTCCCTTACGGGGTACGAAGTCTTCTGGTCCGAAGATCGTAGGAGTGGTTTGCAGTGGTACGTATGGAGCGTACACGTATCCGCTTTCGAGGAAAGAGGAGCCGCGACGACCAACGAGGATCACGTTGCGAAGGAAGTATGGGTCAACAATGACATCAAACTTCTTGCTAAGCGAACCAACGTTCACTGCACCGACAGAGCCGGTTTCATCGTCGTGAGTGACAGATGCGCGGAATCCAGCGGTGAACTCAAGGATGTTGGCGACTTCAGGTCCGCAGACGATGAAGTTAGCGCCACCACGAAGAGTCTTGCGGTGGATTGCAGCGGAGACATCGTTGATGGTCTCAACAAGGGTCTCGTACCACTCAGAAACGGTACCGGTGAAATCGGGAGCAGCAGAGCTTGCACCAATCTCGACACCGTTAGAATCAACGAAGAGGCCCGGAGCACGGGACCAGTAACGAGTAGCAGCAGTTGCACCGTTAACAAGATCACCAAGGATCTCACGGTCAATCTCAAGAGCAATTTGCTCGGAGAGAATGCTTGTCAACTCGACCTCAGCGTCAAGGTTGTGGTAGGCGTTAAGGTCTTGACCTAACTCCGGGGTCCACTTAGCCTTGAGCTTCTTCGTTTGAGCGGTAACAGCAATGCTGTCAACCTTGATGTCGATCTCTGGGATCAACTCAGAACCCTCAAGTCCCCACTCAGCCTGACCAACAACTGAGCCAAGGGCTCCACCATTAGTCAAATCATCGATTTGTGGGCAACTCATAGAGAGATGCTCGTTGTCATCAGCCTCAATAGCAGGAGTACTGGTGTCGGTGGTAACGAAAACAAGGTTAAGGTTACCATCTCCGCGACCTGCAGAAAGGCCATTACTACCAGTAGTCACGTTCGTCAAACGACGAATTTGTGTAGTGGTAGCTGCGGTAATACCAGAATCCTTATTAAGGACGTGGCGCAACGAGTCAATGGAGCAAGAGAATGCGCCAAGGTTGTTATAGTCAGCTTGAGAACCAGCGCCAGAGCTTTGAATAGAACTCTTGGGGATTTCAAGTGCAATAACGTAGTGGCCAGAACCACTAAGTGCAAGCAAGTCAGGATCATAATCGATCAACTTGTTTTGTGCATCGGTACCGTTACCAATAAGGAAACCGCGTACAGCCATGCCACTTGCAGTAACGTTAAACGACGCAGTAGGCGAAGCATAAGCGTAACCGCGGGCACTAACGGTGCGAGGACCAGAAAGGTCTTCACCCTTGGAGCCGACAAGGTCAACACCACCAGTTACTTGAGAACCAACACGGTTGGTACCGTAAATGGACTCGTTAACGGAGTTACCGAATCTATCGGTAATGGTAGTGCTGCTTCCGAGATCGGGTGAATACACGAAATCAAGGAAGAAGATGAGACCCGAGGGGAGACTCATCGGCTGAACGGAAACGAGATCGTTTGCGATCAAGCCAGCGAAAACACGGCGGACGATGGGGAACGCGACGGCAGCAAAGCCCTCAACATCTCCAGCGGCCATAGAAGTACTCTCGCGAAGTAGTTCTTTTGCTTGGTTTTCAAGCAAGCGAGCCATCGAACCCTTTTGACGGTCGTTATTAAGACCCTCAAGAAGACCGGTCTTCTCCCACTTGGAAAGAAGAGCGTGGTTTTCTGCTCGCATATCACGATTGACCACACCTTCGGTCAATCTTTCGATAATACTAGACATTTTAAATCACCTCCTTTTTATATATGATTATTTTATTCCAGCTAGTCTTTTCATCCTATCCTGCAATGGATCGGATGCGGGCATTTCTTTACGAGTTGCCCGAAGAACAGTATTGCGTCGACCGATTGCTTCGCTCAGTGATTTTGGCGACTTCTTAGGAGTCGACTCCACTGTGCTTTGAAGTGTATCATAGATTGTCTTCGCCTCTGTTACAGAACCAGCGCTCGAAATTGCTTCGACAATTTTATCTTTTTGTCGCTCATTCAGGGAGGAATTTCTCAAAACACGGTTCGTATAGAGCAAGCGTGCATTAGAAAGATTTACGTCTTGTAAATTTTCTTTAAGCTCTTGGAAGGCTTGCTCATATTTTTGATTTTGCTCGTTGAGTTGTCTATTCTCAAAAACCAACTCTTCTTGAGCCTTTTTCAAAGCTTCCAATTCTTCTTCCACATCCGTACTGCGACGGTGTGCTAATTCTTTTTCGATTTGATACTTTGTATCATCAGACGATCTTCCGGCCCAACCAGCAAGGTCAGCGCCCATGTCGACTGTAAGTTTTTCCATAATCGCATCCACAAGAGAATCGGCGTCCAATTCTTCGTTAACGTCGGTTTCTTCATCGTCATCAGGGACGGGAGTTCTTTTGTGTCGTTGACGGCGAGCTTTGCTTTGCTTAGCTTGTGCCAATTCTTCAATTTCTTCTTCGTTGAGTTCGTCGCTAGACAGCAGCTCTTCAAGACTGACTTCAACCTCTGCATCTTCAGTCGACTCAGAAAGTGTTTTTAAGCTTTCTTCCAAGGCACCAAGATCAATATTTAATTCAGTCTCGGCTCCCGAATTTAAAAAAGAGTTTAGATTTTTGCCATCAAGATCTGCAAAATCATCTGTCGCTGCAAGTGGAATATCAGGTGCCAATTCGGTATCTTGCTCTGCTGCGGCTTCTTCGCCTTCGGCTGGGGCTCCTTCCGCTCCCATTGCTGCTTCTAAATCAGCGGCACCAGCATCTGCTGCAGGGGCAGCTGCAGCATCTTCTCCGCCCTCAATACCAAGGGCAGCAAGAGTGTCGTCCTGTTCTAAAAGCTCCTCTAAGGTTTTCTTAACCTCTGTGGAATACTTTTCAATAACGATCGTTTCTGCGTTTTTCAAAGCTGCCTCTCTAAGCGCTTTCGCATCGATAATAGCTTCATCAAGCAAGTTAGACATAAAATGACTCCTAAATCAACATTATAGTTCAAAATAAATAGTGTTGTTTATATTGAAAACCCGTTTTTTTTAGTTGAGTAGATTATAAGTTAGAGAACGGCGGTGTTATACTCCCAAATACACGTCACATTGTAATCAGCGCCATTTGCTGGGGGGTTGACTTTTACACCAATAATTTCGCCGGGAGAGTATTGCGGATTTGAGCCCGTGAATGTGAATGCATATGATGTGTTTGCATTTGTCATGGTAGCCGTAACTGCTTCGACTTCCGTGCCGGCACCACCGGCGAAATCTTCTGTTCCATCCCCTGCTTTTATTAATGAAACTACAACGCTTCCATTTAGAGCATTTTTAGAACGAACCCAAACTTTCAGAAGTCGGCCCGGTAACGGCGCAATCATATGATTTCTCCTGTCACCGCCAGTCGACTCCACTTCAGTTACGAATGGAATATGAACAGCTGCAGTACCGGTGTTGGAATAACAGTGATGGGTAATGTGAGTCATTCCTGTGCTTCTAACAGTTCCGCTTACAATTAATTCACCTGTAATCTGCGTTGAGCCAGTAACAGAAAGAGTGTGTGATGGAGCGCTTGTTCCAATGCCGACTCTATCGTTACTATCATCGTAAACAAAGTTTGATTCACCGCCGAATGAGCCTCCATTATTGTATTGCACTTGTCCATCTGAGCCACCGGGCGATCCGCCACCACCACCTACTGATGACCAGCTAGTTGCCCCATTACCATCTGTAACAAGTGCCTGACCATCGCTACCTTCGGTCGGAGGTAAAACAAAGTTTACATCACCAGAATATTGAGCGTGTGCTGGAGCTTTCAAGGTAACCTTGTGTGCATTACTGACTTCACAGTACAGCTCAATTTTTGAAGGCGAACCTGTGCTGGTACGCATTGTAATTGTACCATCCGAAACCGATACACCACCGGCATGAAGTTGAGAACCGGTGACACCGGAGGATGCAGATATATGTCCAGTAGATACAATATCAGCGGAAGATATTCCGACGCTTGCTGTTAAGTCACCAGTCACATTAAGTGTCTCGCCATCAAATGTGAGCGCGGATTCGCCTTGAACTGTTGTGGAGTTTACAGAAGTTATAATTC